ATTTTGTTTCTTTAATTTTTCATCTTCAATAGCTTGTTCTTTTAATCTTGCTGCTTCTCTTTTTGCAGCAGCCTCCTCATTTATTCTTCTTTGCTTTTCTTGTTGTGCTTCTAAATTATCAGCAACTTCTTTTGCTCTATCTTTATCTGCTTGTGCTAATTCCCTATTTAGTCTTTTTGCAAGTGCTATTTGGTCTGCTCCCTTTTCTTTTATTGCTTCATTATAACTATTCTCTGCATCAATTTTTCTTTTAGTATATTTATCAACTTCGTCTCCGTGTTCTTGTAAAAACTTTTTATTTTTTGCTATACTAGAATCAGCAGCAGCAACCATTCTTTCTGTTGCCCTTGTCGCTTCACTTGTTACACCTACAAAATCTGTTATTGATTCAATAACACTACCTACAAAATCAGCTACCTTTCCAAGTCCTGGTATTAATTTTAAAACTACTTCTTTAACCTTATCAAAGTTTGCTATTAATAAACCTAAACCAACAACAAGTAAACCAATACCAGTTCCTATAATAGCACCTTTCAAAGTACTAAATGCTTTTACAACATTACCTTTAACTTCATTGCCTAATAACTTAAAAGAATCCATTGCTCCTGCAATACCGCTTATACCTTGTTGCAAAGCCATTGCACTTTGTACTTTAAGCATCATTTTTTCTACATCCTTACCTTCTGCACCAAATAAACCCATAGCACCCTGTAAAGCACTAAATCCTGCCGTTGCACCTTGTAGCGCACCACCTAGTGCCACAAACTTTTTATCAGGGTTAAATGTGTCTGCTAATGCTTTTGCATCGCCTATAGCATCTTTAAGACTGGCAACTTTCTTTGCTGCATTTATTGCTTCATTAGATGCCTCTCCAAATTTAGAGGACATATTAAGCAATTCATTATTAGCCTCTTTTAATTGTTTCTTAAAACTGCCTACCGATGCTTCAGCTTGTTTAGAATCGGTTGTTATCTCAAATGCTACTACTTGTTTTGCCATCTTAATATTCTTTATTTATTACTCTTAAAAACTCTGCCTTTATTGTGTCATTTGATTCTGGTACATAATCCGTTAATTTAATTAACCTATATAATCCACCATCTATATATTTAAAAGATGCAAAACTCAAATTAAAAATATCAGTATCACTTAATTTAACAAAGCAATTTAACAACCTACTGTTCTTATCGGTTATCTCTGCCATATAAGGACTGTAATAAATATTAAATTGATTTTGATTTAACAATCCACCTGCTAAAGAATAAAATAATTCTCTAGTTGCTCCAAAATTTAAGTCATTATTTACCGTTACAGGATTATTAAAATGTCCTGCATAACCATAACTTGTTAATGTTGTTAAGGTAGTTGCACCATCTTTTAAATTCCAACTTGTAACACCTGTGATTTTTCTTGCTAATAATATTCTTATATTACTATCAATTCTTTCTTCTAGGTTGTTTGTGAATTTATAAATAGTGCTATAAACTTTATCTTCATCGGTTATACTAACTAAAACAGTAGGAGAAAATATTATCTCTACATTCTCTGTTTCTTTTGAAAATTCATACTCACTATCAAATATTCTGCTTCCGTATCCTTCATTGTATCTTTTACGATAAAGTTCATTCCAATAATCACTATCATCTTTGTATTTAAAAGAATAATAGCGACTATTTAATTCAGACATAGGTTTTAATCTTATTGGTTTTGACCTATCTATTTTGTTACTCCAATCTTCTACACTACCATCATAATAGCTTGTATATGGTTTAATAATTAAATGCTTCTCTTCAAATCTATTCTCATCTACATATAGATTAAATAGTTTTAATATAGAAGCAAAGAAATCTTTTTGTAAAATGTTTGGTGGTATACAATCATTTAAAGAAACTGTATCTCCTAAGTTTACATTTAAGCTAATTGGAATATCTGAACTAATGCTTACTGAACCTGATTGATTAATTAAACTATCATAACACATCCCTGTATCATCTGCTCTTGCTTGTACCGAGAAATAATCTCCTGTTACAATCGGTTCATCTACTAAATTCACAACATAGAATTCAGACAAAAATCCTGAGAATGGTGGAATAAATTTAATCGATGAAGGTATTACAACTCCATTCTTTAAAGTTTCAATATAAATACCATTATTTACCGGTGTGTTAGTTGTAGAAGCAGTAAAGTTTAAATCAACTTTAAAAGTTACATTAGTAGGGTCTAATCCTACATAAGTAAATACACTACCTGTAGTTCCCCCATTTATAGTCCAGTTTGTTCCGCTGAAATTTTGCCATTGAATTGGCATTGGAAATGCTTGGTCAATACATCCTGTAGTATTTTGAGGTGTACATCCTACTTGCTGCGTTCCTGATTTAGTTAATTTCTTTTTATTAAAAGGAATGATTAACGTTTTAAATCGGTCAAGTTCGGCATTATTACTCCAAGTTATTTCAAATGTATAACCTGCTGCTGCAAATATTTTTTCTAAGTATTGCTTTACAAATAAAGCCGGTCTAAATGTTGCATAATCCCAATCGTGTTTATTAGTAGAATATAAACCATAATCAATGTGAGGATAATAATATCCTGCTCCACCTTGAAAGTTATCCCAACTTGCTACAATGTTTTGGTAACTATATGTATGATTATAAGCACTGAAATCTAATTCTTCAAGTTTTTTTGCTCCTAGCTTCATTGAGAAACCACCTAACTCTCCAATAATACTACACTCATATTCTATATTCTTTCCGTCGATAATTATTTCAAGTAATTTAAATACTCCTTTAATGACTGTCATTCTATCAACTTCAATACTACATTTAGCAGTCTTACTTGCATTAAAGTTATACCCTACATTTGCATTTGCATCATTAGTAAAATTTGAATTATTAAATTCAAAAATATTACCTAACAAATTATTGTTGTTAGTAGTTCCCGGCAAAATAATTGTTTTACTGAATGCAGTAGTCTTGCTATCAATATTTTTTAAATCTGAAACCGAATAAGTTATTTGATTGCTCAATCCCTTATCAATATCTAATTCAAAATTCTCTATAAATATTCTTGTCATTATCTTAATTGTGAGTATCTAGATTGATTTAAATTAAATGTAAGTTCTAAAGCCTTTAATTTGTTAAATACATTTTTACTAAACTCATAGGTGCTATCTACTAATGTAACTGGATAAAAATATGTATCTATCTCCATTAAAATTTGCGGACTTGATATAAGATCTGCCATCCAAGTATATTCATCATCAGTTAAAGCATCAGCAGTTAACTTATAATTAAAAGTAGATTTATTACTATAATTTATTGGTCCTTCATAATACCTACTATATGCGCTTTGATAATCAACTGAATTACCATTAAACCTATAATCTCTTTGCTCAAATAATTTTCTTTCTACACTCATATTTAATTTACTAACTAAATCAAATCTTAAACTATCCCACATTCCCCAAGCATTCATAAAATGAATATTAATAGGTTCATACTTAGGATTACAAACTACATAAACTCGTATCTTATCAAAGTTATTAAACCAAACATCATAGTATCTAACACTTTCATTAATTGTTATACCTAAGTTATTTGAGATTGCAGTGCTGCCTATATTCATTTGTACAAATCCATTCTCTATTGTTGTAGTGCTTCCGCTTGCAGTTGCTATAAGGGCATTGTTTTCATTAAAAGTAGAGCATTTTAAATTAAGTGTTGTATTGGTATAAAATGGTATATATAAATTCTCTCCTAATTTAGTTTTTGCATAAAGTGGTCGATTAGTTAACCATTTGTTTAATTTATCTTGTAACGTTACAACTCTTCTTTTAAATAAAGGTGCTCTGAAATTAAAAACAGTTGTAGTTGATGATGCAAGATTCAATGTAGTTACACCACTTATTTCTTCGCCTACTCTAATTTGATATTGCACTCCCATTTCTCCGCTTACATTTGGCTCGTATACATAAGCAACTCCAATAGGTTCAAACCAGTTAAATGTTATTGAATTGCGAACTGTAGCACCGGCATTAAAATACCCCTTACCATTAGAAGGTTCAGGGAATTGTCTTACAGATACTTTTTTTACTCCACCTACATAAACTTCAAATATGTATTTCATATCTGTGCTGCCGGATGCAGTACTTGTTGCAACGTGCCATAAGTCATCTTGTGCAGTTGAACCGCTTGGAGGATTTGTATTAATTGTTATACTCATTTCTTTTTCTTTTTAGGTTGCCCTATTTGTATTACTATTGCTCTGCCTATTAAATTTAATATATCTTCAGACAATTTAGGTAATACATTATTCATTGCATTATCTAGATAACCTGTAGTTTTAATACCGTACTTTTTTATGTTATAAACTAATTGATTGACTTTTGTATCTATTAATGATTCTCTCTTTTGCTCCGCTGCTATTGTTGTTTTTTTTGTATTTACTACTCTTATACTTGCTTTACCACTATTTATATATTCCTTTAATCCTTTCCTTGCAGTTTGAGGCATTCCGTATGTTTTATATTTATACGGACTGCTTGGTGCATTTTTACTGCTATCAACTCCCCTAACTCCCTTATTTACAAAGTCATAATAATCAATCATATTAATATAAATACCAGTACCATTTTCATTTGCAACTACATCTATATTATCTGCTAGTTGACCACTAGAAGTTATATTTTTGTTTTTAATTTGTTCTCTTATTTCTTTTTGGAATATTTCTGTATATTCAAAAAATAAAGCCAACGTAGGATTATTTAAATCAATATTGGCAGTATCCTCGATTGAATAATCAGTCTTACCTAATTTGTTTTTAATTAAAGCATCAATTTGACTTTTGCCTATGCTCATTTTCTATTTTTAATTTTAAATAAAGTAAGTCATTTAAAAAATGTATTACTTTTAAATTCCAAACCGATTCAACAGGTATTCCTTCGAAGTCTGCGACCATCTTGGCATTGTAAAGCCATCCAAAATGCTTTGTGAAATCGTCAATACCTCCATCGCTTTCTCCTTCGCTATCCCCTTGCTTGTCATCTCGTTTATCAAATAAGGCTGGATAACCTGCATTGATACGTTGAATAAAGTGTAAAAAAAAACCGCTGCGTGATATGCAACCTCAAAATCCATTTGCTCTAAGTCACTTGCTAGTTCTTCGTGTTCAACCCATTTGCCCCATTTAAATCTAACTGGTGTAACTATCGAAGCCATTATCTTATGTAAGTTCTGTATTATATCAGTACTAAACGTTGATACTTCTACATAAGTTCCTGCTTTACATTTAGTTACATCATAATTAATTCTATAAAACCGCTTTCCTACCCTAACTATTTTTTTAGGCTTGCCCTTCATTAAGTCTTTCTCAAATATTTTAAATTGCCTATGAACTAATGCACAAGTAATATTAAACCTTGTCATTGACATTTTTTCTACTTGCTCAGGTGTCTTTCCTGTTACAATGCCAACCATCTTTATAGACTTATCAAAGTCCATATCTTCAGATGAAGCTACATAGTACAATTCTTGAAATTGCTTAATTGTCATAATCTATTATATAAGTTTTTGAAAAATGTAATTAAATAAAGTGGTATTGACCGCTGCCCCTATTCTCTATCCGGCATTTATTAGCTAAAGCTAGAGCATTAACGCAGTCATCGTGGAATCCGGCAGGTGCTGAATACCTTACCCCTGTTGAAGTAAATAGATATTCAAATATTTCTAATTCATCTTTGATTGCACCTTCAGGGAATCCTATTTCTTTTTTGTGGATTGAACTTGCAAGACTTTCCATAAGTTGCTGCTTACTGGTTGATGTATATTTAAATCCGGTCATATCGTTAAAATACTTTTGTAAATCTTCAACTATTGCATCGCCTACTCCTGTGCTATCAATAAAAATATGTTTATGCTTTCGTATCTGTTTAATTGTTTCTTTAGTCTGTAGCCAATCCTTTTGAAATCTATCAAAGTGGCAAACCTTACCTTCGCTATCTAATCCTATTATCACTGTCCAGTCAAAAGACTTAGCCAAATCTATTCCATAAAACATTGGTTCATTATAACTTAAACTGCAAGTACACTTTGTAATATGTTCAGCACCAAAGGGATTAGCTGCATTCTCCATTGGGTTAGCCATATACTCTTGCTCAAATACTGAATTCGGTAATTGCGCTTTTGCATCGTTAATCTCTGATGTTAAGATATAAGGGTTATCGTAGGTAGTAAATTTAAAACTCTCCCAATCTCTTTGACCGCCTTTCATATAAAGGGAATAAAAATAGTTTTTGCCTCTAGGAGTAGATAAGAATAATGCTCTGCCTTGATAATCGGTTAAGGTCGGTCTAATTGAATTTAGCCATCCATCCTGTAGATCAGATATAAAACTGGCTTCATCAATTACAACTAAATGAAACTTTCTACCTCTTAGGTTATCTAGTCTTTCGCCGGTAAAAAATTCAACTGTGCCTCCATTTGGAAAGTGAATAGTTAAATCGCTTTTGTTGTTTTCAAAGGGTACACATTGGGTAAGTTTCTCGAAGAATGTTTTTGCTAGTTTATAAGTAGGTGTAATATAGGCAACCTTCATTCCCTGAAGTGCATTACTAATAATCTCTACCTGTGAAAGTTCAGACTTACCAAATCGCCTTCCGCACATAACTACTCTAAACCTTGCAGTTGATTCGAGTATTTTAGTTTGGTTAATATGCGCTTCTGGTAGTTCTAAAATCATAATATTGTTTTCCCTTTAACAAATACAACCTCTATTTTAGAATCCTGTGTAACTGCAGTAGTTTCTTTTGGTTTACCATATACCCTTGATAGTAAAGTGTCAACCGAATACAAAGAACCTTTAGCCATTGACTTAATTAAAGCATTAGCCAAAGTCTTTTCTAATATTGTGCTTTCTTTGTTATCCCATACCGCTTTAAGTTCATCAACAGTCATCGCCATTAATACCTGAATGCAATCCATTACCTGTGCATTCTTATATCCGTGTGGTGCAAGTTCTGTAATATACTTTCTTGGTCTGCCATTACGGTTACCTTTCCAAGCTGCTCCTTTCTCGTATCGGTTTAAGTATCCGCCGTGTGGTTGTTTCTCTAGTGACATATATTTACTATTTTTTCTCTTTCCATTAATAAACTACTGCAGGTATGTCCTGGTGCTTGAACCATCCTATAATTAATTCCTAATCCCATTGCTATGGTTGACAAAGCAGAATAACCACCCGTAAACATTTTAGCATTGTAAATCATTTCTGCTGCAGTTAAAAAATTACAATCAAAGAATTCTACTTCATTTGTGTTTAATCTATCAAACTCTTCTTTGTAACCTAAGTAAAATACTTTCTCACTTATTGTTAAAAGATATTTAATCTCTTTATGCCAGTCAAAGTTAGGATCAAGGTAATTGCTACCTGTATTTATTACTGAATAATTATAAGGAATATAGAAGTCTTTTTTATTTAAAGTAAGCCATCCATCCCTCCAAGTATTATCCTCTAAATTTTGTGCCTTTAAATGCGCCTCAATAATATTGAAGTGATGACTTGCATATTGTCTGAATTTATCTAAGTCTACATCTATGTTAGGTAAGTTATCTGATATTATAACATCCTCAATATATGGCTGCATCTTAATTAAAGGTGCAATGCTTTCTGCTCTTTGTAAATGATAAGGTGTTATATATAAAATACCGCCACCCATCTTTCTTATGGTAGGTAAACTAAATACTAAATCTCCTGTTGCTCCGCTATGCTTGAATGTTGTCATACCATCTGTATATTGTATTTAGAAAATCTATTACACATACTTTACAGTTATTATTAAAGTAATAGTATTCATCTTTAAGTCTGCGATATTCATTAAGAAGTTCTTGTTGAACATCGTGATGAAAGTTTACTATCTCCCCTGTTCTATGGTAGAAGTCATAGTAATGCCGGTGCTTTTCAAATATTAAATTTTTCTCAACTAATAATGCTTTTATAGGCATCGTATCGTTGTTGGTTAATTTCGGTGAAGTTGTATTTCTTGGACGCCCACGCATAAAGTTCGTTGCCTAAATTTTCCCTCAGGCTTGGGTTGTTAGTTAATAAATTAATATACCTGAACCAGTCCTTTTGATTGTTAACCCATAATACAGGTGCATCTACATCCATATTATAAGGTGCAACGTTTGAACAAATGACCGGCAGTCTTTTTGCTGCTGCTTCTAATATTTTTAAATTGCTTTTGCAAGCGTGCCATTCTGAATCTTCTAATGGGATCAATACAATATCTGCATAGTTATACATATCCATATACTGAGTAGGACTAGCTGAATGTAATTTTATTGATGGCAAATTACCAGTAAACATAGAAAACATTTTATCCCATATTGACTTAGTATAAGCATCGCTATCATTATAACCACCCATTACCATTTGAATATCCTTTCTACCTTGTAACCTTTTTAATGGTTCTTTTAGAATCTTAATATCGTTATCGTGGCTAATGCTCCCACACCAAAACAATCTTACCTTATCAGACTTAACTCTAGTATCATTAAACTGATTTAATCCATAGGGTAAGGCATTCGGTGTTATAACTACATTATCATTAAACTGCTTTACTTTATTCAATAAATTGATATTAGTAACCGTAACTAAATCTGCTTGTATTAAATTCCTTTCAATCCTTTCAGATATATCTTGATAAGTATTATAATACAAATGATTAACCGGCAGTTGCCAATAGTCATCTATATCCATAACTACTTGACACCCAAGCAATTCCTTAGTTTTGTTCCAATTAATATCGTATTGGCATATCCTATTGTACACTAGTAAATCCCAATCATCGGTCTTATCTTCAGTAATAAAGTTAGTTACATAGCCTTTAATATCATTCATAAAAGCGAGAGGCAAAACTACTCTGTGAAATCCGCAACCTGATTCTTTATTAGTTATTCCGATTATATTCATTTGATCTTAATTGATATAAAACCTGCTGCAAATATTACTGCTATTAATTCTACTAAATGTATTGGTAGGAAGGTAAATAATAAAGCACACCATACTGTTAAACATTGGATGCAGTCAAATGGTCTGAATCGTTTTATCATTGGTATTTTTAGTATGCGCTTTAGTATGATGTGTCCGTTGAATACATTAATAAAATAATAAGCAAAGGTAAATGCGGCTAGGCTAATAATATACATCTTAATTCTTTTTTTACTTTGTTGGTAATATTGCAAACGTGGTTAACTGGTATTCCGTAATACTCTGCTACTTTTCTATTGCTTCCTAGTTCTACGTATTTATTAAAAATTCTAATTTCGTGGTCGGTTTCTATGTCTATGTTATTTTTTGTGAGTGCTTTTGTTGCCTCGACTGCTAAACTCTCAGGTATCGTAGGTAAATCTAATTGAGAATTAAAATACTCAACTGCCTTTAATAAATCACTTTTTTTGTACTTATAATAAAATTCTGATGTCTTAGAAGTTGCCATAAACCAACATATCTTGATTGCATACCTTAATAAGTTATTAGAGGCGAATAAAGCTGCTATCTTATCACAAGGCTGAAGTAGTAAGCTAACTGCTATTTCTTGTCTTAAATCGTCTTGTATTGATTCAGGCTTTGTTTTGCTTATCGCTTTTATTAGGTCAGGATGTTTATATATCTCCAGGACAATATCATTACACTTGTTCATCTAACCATTTTTGTGTTTCCTCAATTCCATTTCTTTTAATACTTAATGTTGGGTCAAGTTTAAGCATTCTGTTTACTATCACTTGGCAGTACTTAGGGTCAAGTTCCATTACAAATGTTTTAATGCCTTTTTGTAGTCCAGTTGCTATTGTTACTCCACTACCTCCAAAAAAATCAGCAATTGTTTTTATTTCATCTTTAGTTTTTTCAATACACCATTCAACTAATTTAATTGGTTTTTGTGTTGGGTGTACCCTATTGGTTTTTTCAGATGCTTGTGTAAATTGCCTTACAACACTTCTTATATTAGTCCAAGCAAGTTCGCAATCCGTTTGGTCGCTTCCTCCATTATTTTTATCCCAAACTAACCAACATTCGCTATCAGGCAAAGCAGAAGAATAATAATTAGCACCCCACCAAATATGATGTGATTTAGGATATAATGAATAAATTAAATTAAAACTATCTACTGCTACATCAGTATTGTCATCACCTAAAATGTCATTTCCATATCTTTCTTTTAAAACTCCGCTTTTACTAACTGCATTCATTCCGTATGGAGGGTCAGTATGTATTAAATCTGGAATAATATCATACATTAATTTATTAATATGGTCAGCATCAATACTGCTTCCGCATAATAACCTATGCTCTCCAATCTCAAATAAATCTCCTATTACAATATCAGTTTCTAATCCACCATCCGGCACATCAAAGTCATCTTCTTCTGCTTCTACTTCTTTATAATCAAATATAGGTAAATCTAATCCCCAACCTTCTAACTGCTCCATATCCCATTCGTTTGCTAACATATCCCAATCATTATCGCCAAAACCTATATTGTCTTTAATAATAAATTCGTTCTGCTTTTGTTCGCTCCAGTCAACTACCTCAACGTTAACTTCTTTATATCCGCATTCAATCATAGCTTTGTATCTCATATTACCTCCAAGTATAACCATATCTTTATTGACTACAATAGGTCTTACTGTTTCCATTTCTGGAAACTCTTTGATTGACTTAACAAGTTTTTTAAACTTATCATCTTTAATTAATCTTGGATTCTTTGGATTGCTTTTTACTTTATCTACCTTAACTTTTATCATTGATTAATTTTTTAATGTAAAATACTGAATCGAGTAACTCTTCGTATAAATGATTTAATAGTTGTAAGTTGTTTAAATCTGCATTATCTAAAGTAGTTCCGTAGGTTTTAATTCCTTTAGCTTCTCGCTTTTGTAAGTCCTGATTAATCTCTTCTAATAAGTTCATTATGTTTATCTTTTAAAAATTGCATATACTGTTCTTTATCACCCAAATCAAAATGGCATTGCCTGCACAATGCCATAAGGTTTTCAATTAAATCTTTGTCTTTGCTGCCACCCATTCCTCTTGCTTCTATATGGTGGATGTCAACTGCACGATTATCACATACTTCGCAGGGTACATAATCATCTTGTGCATAACCAAAATATTTCAAATATATTTTAGTGTGGTTTTTCATTTAAAAGGGTAAATCGCTTTTGGTGTTTATATTAATTGGGTTAATCTCTACCTTTGCTTTTGGTTCAAAGTCATTTAAAGT